ATCAGATTGATTTGTTTGATATGATTGATGATGTTGAGTCTTGTGATATTTACAGTAATTGTGGTGACTTATAATGATGCAATAAAAGATGTGTACTCCTTTCTGATGGATTTGAGCAAGAAGATTACCAGACGAAAGGATGAGCAAGATGAATTATTGCAAGAGGTAATAATACAGATACTTGAGAAAGACAAAGAGCAATTGATGCTGATAAATAAAGAAGGAAAGCTGATTGATTATTGTGCAAAGATTATGTTGATTAATTACAATAGTGGATATTCAAAGTATAATTATCAGAGATTGAAACACAGAAACAATTGCCCACATTCAATAGACTACAAAGATTTTATTGAGTTGTATCATTTCACTAATGACATTCAGCAGACATACAACCGGGATGAGTATGTTGAGCAGAGGAGAGTGATTAACTACATGGAACAAAACAAGAATTTTGATGCTATTGACATCGGATTGATGAAAGCCTATTTTGGAGTGCAGTATAATTTTAAAGAAATGTACGAGGAGTTAAAGCAGAGTGGTGCAGGTTCATTTAGTTACGGATGGTTGCACAATAGATTGAAAAGAGTCAAGAAACTAATGCCAGATAACTTTAGACAATTATGGGGGGGGTTGATTAAATGAAATTTTTAAGAAAAACAAAATACTACGACGGCGTAGTTTATGAATGGAATTTACCAAGTGGGTTCAGTTGCCCTTTTGCGCTTGAGTGTTTAGTAAAAGTAGATAGGGAAACAGGTAAGTTTGACAACAAGAGCAATGCGTACCGTTGTTACTCGGCAATGCAAGAGAGGTTTCCCGGAGTACGAGAACACAGGTGGAAAAACTTTGACTTTTTACGTGGTGGTGGAATACTCGAAATACCAACAAAGGCAAAGCATATAAGAATACACATGAGTGGTGACTTTTACTCCCAAGAATATTTTGATATGTGGCTAAAGATTTGTTCAGAGCATCAAGACGTTGAGTTTTGGGCATACACTAAAAGCGTTAATTATTGGGTTAATAGGTTGGATAAAATACCCGCAAATTTAACACTAACTGCAAGTAAAGGTGGGAAACACGACTACTTAATTGAAAAACACAATTTGAAAAACGTGGAAATAATTAAGAAAAAAGAACAGGCTAACGGCAGACCAATAGACGAAAAAGATAGAGAGGCAAGAAAACCTAATATTAACTTTTGTTTATTAGATAACTTTGCAAAAAAAGTGTAATGGATGAGTTAAAAGCATTGATGTTCTGTTCAACAGTTCCCTTTCTGATAGCTGATTATCTGCCATCATTTATAAAAAAAGTAACTGCACACAAGTATCTCTATTATGTTGGTGCAATCCTATTGACTGCATTATCTTACAAACCATTCTCGTGTGCAACTTGTCTATCAATATGGTTGGCGGTTGCATATACATTGACATTAAATCAAAATTTTATATTATACATTGCATGCGTACCAATACTCACAGAGGGCATTGAGAGGCATTTAAAACTGTTTAAGCTATGACATACTATCAACAATTAAAACAATATGATGATATCCTTTTCATGTATCACAGAACTAAAAGCATGACAAGAGGTAAAGAGAAAGAAATCAATGAGTTGTTTGATTTGTATCAAAAGCATTCCGGGAATCAATTAGATAGAGGATGCAATGTATGTGTTTCAAGAGCAATGCAAAGGATTTGCAATTGGTATTTCACAACAAAGGAATCATACAAAAGCAGAGGTAAAAAGAAATGAGTAGCGAGGTGGATGATAGAAGTGAGAGAGAGGATGATGTTTGGAAGTTCAACAATGCTGATGGAATATTGGTTGGCTCTGATGGGATATTGTATGCTTACTTTAAAACCATAAGCTACGTCTATATTGATGAAGTAAATGGAGTAGGTTTAAATGATTCAGCAGTTAAAACAATACAAGAGGCAAAGAGTGCAGGGCATGAGTTGTATATTAACTTGGATAGCATCTCATTGGATTACGTTGCTTTCTTGTACATTGAGGATGATAATGATTATTTATTGAATTAGATGAGCAGAGAACTAACTATCAAGGAGAGAAAGTTTGCAGAGTTGGTTGTTGAGTTAGGCAATCAATCAGAGGCATACAGACAAGCGTATGATGTCACAAACAAAGATGCTGAATGGGCAAGAATCAACGCATCTAAACTAATGGCAAAGACTAACATACAACTAACTGTCAATGAGTTAAAGCAACAGACTGCACAAAAACATCAGATAGACAGAGATTGGATAGTGCAGAAATACATTGGAATGGTTGAAACATTTGAGGAGATTAAGAGATTAATGCACCAAGATAAACTCACTAAGAATGACAAAGAGAAGATTTATGCAATGGCTAATTCTGGATTGTTAAAAGGTAGTGATGCTAAAGGTGCTTTGGATTCTCTTGCAAAAATGTTAGGGATGAATGAGCCAGAGAAAATTGAGCAGAGGCAAGAGATAACAATCAATGTAAAACGCAACAGAGATTGATGGACGTCACACCTGTATTTGAGAAGAACTATGATGCAACAGAGAAGATTGTAATTAATCGTGGCGGTACAAGGTCAAGCAAAACCTATTCAATTGCTCAACTCTCTGCATTGTGGCTAATGACCGGGTGTTATGGTGACAATCAATTCTGTCATGTTGGTACGTGGTCAACAGTTAGAAAGTACAGAACAACATTAGATAATACAGTTGTAAAAGATTTTGAGGAGATACTGAACAACAATGATTACTACAACCAAGTAGAGCATAACAAGACTAAAAAGACTTACTCATTTGATAAGAGAGTAGTGCAGTTTATTGGTGCAGATGATGAGCAGAAATTGCGAGGTTCAAAGCAAAACATATTGTATTGCAATGAGGCGAATGAGTTGAATTATAGAAAGGAATTTTTTCAGTTATTGATTCGTACAGAGAATAAAATCTATTTGGATTTCAATCCGGATGATGAAGATGTGTGGATTAATACTGAATTAGAACAGAAAAGAAAGCAACAAGAGCAAGACGTTAACGTCATTGTATCGAATTATAAACACAACACATACTTACCGCAGTCATTAGTTCAAGAGATTGAATTGTTAGAGAAAACTGACAAAGCATTCTGGCAGATTTATGGTCTTGGTGAGTACGGTGTAATTAAAGGGAGAGTATATGAAAATTATGAGTTATGTAGTAGCATCAATAGTGGGTGTGATTTTGTTGCCTTTGGTGGTGATTATGGTTATTCTGTTGACCCTACAACTATTATCGGGGTATGGCGTAAAGGGAATCAGCTATATCTTAGAGAAATGTTTTACAGGGTTGGCTGCACGAATAGAGATATTGTACAAGAAATTAAAAGCAAAGGTATAGACATCAGAGATAAATTCATTTTTGATTCAGCAGAGCCAAAGTCAATTGAGGAGATGTACAGAATGGGTATGAACATCTTTCCGGCAAAGAAAGGAAAGGACAGTATCAACAACGGTATTGATATCTTGAAACGGTTTCAAATATTTGTCACAGAGGATTCTCACAACTTGATTAAGGAGTTCAAGAATTACAAATGGGCAATGGACAAGAATGACAGACCAACAGGAAAGCCGGTTGATATGTTTAATCATTGCTTGGATGCAATCAGATACGTTGCATTAAATGAGTTGGCATTAAACAATAAGGGAGTGTACAAAGTGAGATAATTGATTATCTTTGTGATATCAACCTTTGGTTAAGAGGTTTGTTTTGTTTTAGTTTTGAAAGAGGGGTATGCAGTTGATTCTGCTACTCCTTTTTTTATGCGTGACAACTTGTAAATAAATTATATTATAACACATGAACATTAAAATACCAAAAGATTGGGATGCGGTAACCGTTGGAAACTTTGCAGAGTTGTATCCGGTGCTATCATCTGATGCAACATTGATTGAGAGAGTACCTGCATTGTTATCGGTGTTATCTGGGCAGCCATTAGATGATATCAAGAAGATTAGCATTGAGGATTACAAGAGGTTGAATAAGCATTTGAGTTTCTTGAATGAGTTTGATAAGCTGAAAGAAATGCCAGATACATTTAAGA